GCAGCAGGAACTAGTCAAAATATAACAAAACCTGCTGCAACAACAGTAGAAACCCAATCTGGACCTTCATCTAAAAAGAATTTCCTATCTCAAAATTTTGATTCAACAGATTCAGAAATATTTTCAGTTCGTGTAACAAATATTGGAACTGATCCAGCAAATGTTGGAGTATCTATGAGATGGAGAGAGATTTATTAATTTATAAATAACTAATAAAGTATTTGTAATATAATGACTTTTAAAGTAGTCCAAAAAGTTGCAGCTATTGATATAGCATCCTCGGGAGGAATATCCACTTCTTTACCAATTTCTATGAAAACTGGGTATATTCGTATTGTCCCAGAAAAAAATGCATATATTGAAGTGGGGCCAAATCCAGGAATTAATACTTCCACAAGCGTTTGGGTTCCTGCTAATCAATCAATAACTGTTAAAGAAGAGTGGGGTTCAAAAGGTTTTGTTGGAGTGATAACCGGAGCTACAACGACTATTATTTTCCCAGAAGGAACTGGTGGTGGATTTAGAGTTGGTGAAGTAGTTTCTATTTCTGGATGTTCTCCAGTAGGAGTAAATACAAATTTTGCTACGGTAGTTACTGTAGATAATAGAACATCTTATGATAGTTATCATAATACCAGATTGACTTTAGATTGGAACACATCATCTATTGGTTCAGTTACAAATCAAGAAGGTGAATTAAGAAAAGTGACTAGAGTTGCTGCATATAATGATGGCTCAGGTGCTAATAAAATTCATATTACAGAAATTCAAGTAAACGCTTACGCATAAGAAAAATGAAACTAATTACAGAAGAGATGGAACAGGTTGAGGTTATCGTTGAGGAAAGCAACGGTAAAAAAAATCTGTATATAGAAGGAATTTTTCTTCAAGGTGACATTTGCAATAGGAATAAAAGAATGTACCCCATGGAAACTCTTCGTAGAGGAGTTAATACATATGTTGAAAATTACCTGAAGCAAGGTAGAGCTGTTGGTGAACTTGGACATCCATCTGGACCAACTATCAATTTAGATAGAGTTTCTCACAGCATTGTTTCTTTAAAAGAAAATGGTAATAATTTTATAGGTAAAGCTAAAATTTTAACTACTTTACCTATGGGAAAAATTGCTGCTGGTCTATATGAAGAAGGGGTAAAACTAGGAGTATCTTCTCGTGGAGTGGGCTCTTTAGTTCAAACAAATGAAGGATATAGTAAAGTTAGTGAAGACTTTATGCTTTCAACTGCTGCAGATATCGTTCATGACCCATCTGCTCCAGCAGCTTTTGTTAATGGAATTTATGAAGGAATTGAATGGTTATTTGATAGTAAGAAGCAAGAATGGATTGCATCTAATATTAAAAATAAAATAGAACAAGATGTAATTTCTAGAAATTTAAATGAAGAGAGAATGCTCCAACATTTTGAAAATTACTTAAAATTAATTTAAATCATTAAAATTATAAATATATACAGAAATAAACAATAGTCTTTTCGGAGAAATAAAAATGCCTCGTGGAAGAAAAAATTTACAAGAAATGGAAGTAGGCACTAAGCAAGTGAAAAATGTTGTTAATGCTGGTGCTAAACCAGCCGAGCCAATGCCTAAGCTTACTAATAACATTCCTGACGGACAAAAAGCTGGTTGGGAAGATCTAGGTGGACCAACACCAGAAGATTATAAGCCTGATAATGATAGTGCAAAGCTAAAAGATCCTGCTGCAATTCTCGCTGCTGTTAGAGATGTGGTAAATCGTGGTGCTGGTAAAGCTGAGTCTATGCATTCTCTAGCTAAAGGTGCTGTAAAAGAGGCTGCCGAAGATGACGAAGAATTTGAAGTAGAGGACGAAGATCTAGAACTTGAATATGAAGAAGATGATGAAGATGAAGTAGTAGAGGAAGCTACTTCTTGCGAAAGTGACGAAGATGAAGAGGATGAAGATGAAGAGGATGAAGATGAAGAAGCTGAAATGAAAGCTAAAAAGAAAGCTAAGAAAGAAATGGAAGAGCAAATCGAAAAGATTGAAGACCAGATTGAAGAAGATGTTAATGCACTTCTTTCTGGAGAGGAGCTTTCCGAAGAATTTAAATTTAAAGCAAAGACTGTATTCGAAGCTGCTCTAAATGCTAGAACAGAACAAATTGAAGAGGCTATTATTGCTAAATATGAAGAGCAATTAGCTGAAGAAGTAGAAGCTATTGCTGAAAGTTTAACTGAGCGAGTTGATGCTTATCTTGAATATGTCGCTCAAGAATGGCTAGAGGAAAATGCTCTAGCAGTAGAGCAAGGACTTCGTTCAGAAATGACTGAGAGTTTCCTTGTAAATCTCAAGGAACTTTTTGAAAATCATTATGTATCAATTCCTGAAGAAAGATATGATGTACTTGAGAGTATGGTAGAAAAACTTGATGAGATGGAGACTAAACTCAACGAACAGATTGAGAGAAATATTACTCTTAACAAAAGACTAGCAGAATCCGTTACTGATGTAATCTTTAGTGAGGTTTCTGAGGGGCTTGCGCTCTCACAGAAAGACAAGCTTGCTTCTCTTGCAGAAAATGTTGAGTTTGATAGTGAGGAAGAATATCGTGAGAAACTAGTAGCACTGAAGGAATCATATTTCCATTCAAATGCTGGTACTCAAAGAAACACTCAAGATTATCTAGTAGAAGAAACTACTGATTATGTACCCTATACTACCCCAGGTGGTGTAATGGAAACATATCTAAATGCTCTTGAAAGAGTTTCTAAAAAGTGAGTTTTAGATTATAAAATCAAACTAAAAACAATTTTTAAACAGAGGTAAATTAAAATGCAAATGTTCAACTCAGAACAACTGCAGGAAAAGTGGGCTCCTCTTCTAGACTATAATGGTCTAGAACCAATTAAGGATAATTATCGTAGAGCCGTAACCGCTATCCTGCTAGAAAACCAAGAAAAGGCTCTCCGCGAAGAGCGTGAGTTCCTTTCAGAAGCTTCCCCAACCAATGATGCTGGAACTGGTGGTTTCAGCTATGGTTCTGCCGCTGCTGGTCCTGTAGCTGGTTTTGACCCCGTTCTAATCTCTTTGATTAGACGCTCTATGCCTAATCTCGTAGCATATGACCTTGCTGGCGTTCAGCCTATGAACGGTCCAGTAAGCCTCATCTTCGCTATGAGAAGCCGCTACACCAACCAATCTGGAGATGAAGCTTTCTACAATGAAGTAGATACAGCTTTCTCTGGTCAGGATTCTGGTGACAGCCTAACTGGATTCTCCAGCGTAACTTCAGGTTTTGGTACCACCTCACAGACAGGTTCAAACCCAGGTCTACTCAATCCTACTGCTTCACCTCTTGGTGAGTATAATGTAGGTCAGGGTATGAATACTGGCGATGCAGAAGCTCTAGGTGGAACCACTGCTGCTGGAGACCAATTCAACGAGATGGCTCTAAGCATTGAGCGTGTCTCCGTAACAGCTAAGAGTCGTGCTCTAAAAGCTGAGTACTCACTTGAGCTTGCTCAGGACCTTAAGGCTATTCACGGTCTAAATGCCGAAGCAGAACTCGCCAATATTCTTTCTAGCGAGATTCTTGCTGAAATTAACCGTGAAGTAATCAGAACAATCTATAAAGTTGCTGAGCCTGGCGCACAACAAAACGTTGCTACTCAAGGTGTATTTGACCTTGACGTTGATAGCAATGGTCGTTGGTCCGTTGAGAAGTTCAAAGGTCTAATTTTCCAGATTGAGCGTGATGCTAACACCATCGCTCAAAGAACTCGTAGAGGAAAGGGTAACATCGTCCTTTGCTCTGCTGACGTTGCTTCTGCCCTAGCTCACGCTGGTATTCTTGATTATACCCCAGCTCTTAATGCTAACCTACAGGTTGATGATACTGGTAATACATTCGCTGGTACTCTCAACGGTAAGTTCAAGGTTTATATTGACCCATATGCTGCTAATGGCTATACAAACGCCAATCAGTATTATGTTGTTGGTTATAAGGGCTCTTCACCTTATGATGCTGGTATCTTCTATTGCCCTTATGTACCTCTCCAGATGGTACGTGCCGTTGGTGAGAGAAGCTTCCAGCCCAAGATTGGCTTCAAGACTCGTTATGGTATCGTAGCCAATCCATTTGCTGAAGGTCTCGACCAAGGACTTGGTAGACTTCAACAGAATACCAATAGATATTATAAGCGCACACTCGTTCGCAACTTGATGTGATACCCAACTTTTGGTTGGAATGTTTAAAGGAGCCGAAAGGCTCCTTTTTTATTGCTTAAACCCATAAGCTAAAGTTCCACAATCCCAAATTTTTTCAAAACCCATTTCCCGTGCCTTTTCGTACTCTGTACAATCGTAAGCTCCAATATATTTCTTTTGAAATCTCATACGATTTACTCTCCGCATAAAGTTTTTATCAACATAATAATAAGAAGGTTTATTTACACCAATTAATTGAAATATATTTTTACTATAAACATTTCCATTAGAATATCTCCTATCAGCATAAGATATAATAGAACCTCCATAAACCTCTATAAAAGCTTTTAGAAGCTTACTAAATCCTCCAATAACACTAATACCACCTTTAACACAAAACCTAGTAAGTTCCCAATCATATGACTTATTAAATCTAGATTTAGCAAAAGTCATAATGCAAACTAATTCATCATTATAAATTAATCCTTGTTTAATAGAGCTTTTATCTTCACCTTGGATATGATATTCATTTAAAAATGAATTTTTAGTATAGGTATCTACTTCTACAATATTACATTTACGAGCATAAATTTTTTGATTTAGCCCCAGTTTAGACTTAATAATATTTTTTAGAATATTAGATTTAAAATTCCACTCATCACTATAAAACTGTAATAACTGAATGCCTTGTTTTTCACATTCTAAAGTTTTGTATAAATGATACTTACTATCTTTTTTTAATCCTTCTTTATCTTCCCAAGGACGATAGTGATGACTATAAAGACCATTATATTCTATCGCTAAATTTTTATTTGGAATATAAATATCTAACTCTTTACCATTTAAAATAGAACGATTTGATTGTTGAATTTCTCCATCATAAATGGTGTTAATAAATTCATATAATTCTTGCTCTTCATTAGAAACTTTTTTAATTTTTCTCTCATATGAATTTGGAGGTTTGGCGTCAATATTATGAACCTGAAACCATCTGGATACTGTTCCTTTGGTAGTTCCTAATGTTTCAGCAATATCAGCCATAGTATTATTCTCATAAAGGGAAATTAAAGTTTCTTTATTTTCTAATACTTGGTTTGCTTTTACATTTCTTCTTCTAGCATCATTAAGTTGGTATAAATTATGCTTCTGTAGATACTTAACTACAGGAGTAATTGATATCTTATGTTCTTCAGCAATTTGTTCTATTGATTTTTGTTTAATTATTTTTTCTTGGTAAAGAAACTTATAATTATCAAAAAGTTCTATAAGTTCTTTTTTGATTGTCTTATCACTTCTAGAGCATTTTGAGCTACAATAAGTCCTGAATCCAAGTTCTTGATTTGTATTGTTTATTGCTGAATAATTATTACAACAAGGACATTTTGGTAATGTATCTCTACTAATATTATGTTTAATTACATATGCTCTTGTTCTTAATGAAACTTTTGAATAGATTTCATCAAGAAAATTTGTAGCTTCTATAATTTCTTTTACTTTATCTTTCTTCAACGCCAAAGAAATAAAAGCTTTCTTTTCCCAATTATTATCAATCAGTTTTTTTAAATCATCCATTCTGGTTTTCTTTCAGGCATTCTTAAGTAATTATGTTTAGCCCAAGGTTTAGAGGCAATATAACGCTTGTAAGCTTCAAAAGTATCGATAGAAGTATCTAGTTTAAATTCATCAGGCATTGCACGAACGAATGGTGTAACTTCACTGACTTTACCTTTAGGAAACAGATAATAAGCCTCTAGAAGAGTATTGTAGCAACCATGCTGCTTACCATAACGTAGTTGATACTCATCACATAAATTAATACCATGCTTAATTAACCAATAGGCATTATTGGGACTTTCTGCACTCCAGATTGTGCATGGATGCTTTTTGAAGGATCCTTTTTCTGTGGTGTATGGAGTTCCATCTTTCTTATGAATTTTACCATAATTATGATACCAAGGAGATGCTACGAGTGCTAATAGCTGACAGGTTTCAACTGCCATTTTTGTAATATGACGATCAGGAAGTACAATCGCACTTTCAGCGGGCCAAGGAGAAGTCACAAAGATATTGATGAGAGGGTCCTCAAATCACATAAGTATTGTAACATAAAAAAGACCCCAAATGGGGTCTAATGGACAGTTTAATAATTGATTTCAAATCAGTTAATGATTGAGCTAATCCACTCTTCACTCATATTAACCATAATAGCTTCTGCACTTTCTACAGTCTCTGCATATCCACCTTCAAGAAGATGCTCTAGGATAATATCATAATAGTCTAGGGCTTCCTTTACCCACTTACCATCTTTCTTGACCATCTTTGGACCTTTCTTTCTAGACTCTTCTCTAGACATTTTCTCAGCTCTTGGAGCACCAGGATCTTCACCAACTATTGTAGTTACTCTTGATGCAGTTCTATTAGCGTGAGCCCCTATACCATAAGGAGTACTTCTTGAAATTCTGCCGTACCCACCTTTCTTTGGCTTTGGTACTGTGGTTCCAGGCTTTTCAATTTTATCATCTGGTTTATTAAATTTGCTATCATCTCCATAACCATCACGAGCTTCACCAATGATACCTAACTCTTCCATACTTTCGCATAGATTTTGGTCGTAGATAGCTTGATATGAAAGTTGAAGATTCTTAATATCTAGATTATCCATATTTTTGGAAGTTATTTATAATACTACTACTATTTAGAAAATAAATACTTAAAACCCAATAACATAAATGACTTATACATCTTGGGATAAACAGATATCAAATAAAAGTTTTTTATCTCCAACTGGTTTTAAATTTATTCTATCCAAAAAACCTAAAATAGATTTTTTTTGTGATAGTGCTTCAATTCCAGGAATCAATCTAGGTGCAGCAATACAGCCAAGTTATTTAAAAAATATACCAATTCCCGGAGATGTATTGTCATTTGAAGATTTGAGCTTGACTTTTAATATTGATGAAAATATGGAAAATTATCTAGAAGTTCATAACTGGCTATATCAATTTGGATTTCCTAGAGATTTAGGTCAATATCAAGCTCTATTAGATGAGGATGATAATAGTAAAGGTAAACAGACTGCAATTTCTGGAATGAGTGATGGTACTCTTTTAATTTATAATAGTAATTATCGCCCAAATATACAAGTAAACTTTAAAGATTTATTTCCAGTATCCTTAAGTTCAGTAAGATTTGAAAGTAAAGTAAATGATATTCAGTATTTAACCGCAGAAGTAGTATTTAAATATACAATATATGAAATTGTTAAATTAGATAATTAATGTTATAATCTCATAAAATTATTGATTTGTAAAGTATGGACTTAGCTGAAATTGAAAAAATGTGGAGTGAGGATAGTCATATTGACCCGGACAATTTACATTTAGAAAGTATAAAAATACCAAATCTCCACTCAAAATATTTTAAAATATACAATAATTTATCTTTATTAAGAAAAAAAGAGGAAAATAATTTTTTAGAATTACAAAAGGAAAAATGGTTATATTATTCTGGAAAAGCAGACCCAGAAGTTTATAAACAAAAACCATTCGACCATAGGGTATTGAAAAGTGATTTAGACAAATACCTAGATGCTGATGATGAACTGATAAGGTCAAATACAAAAATTGAATATTACAGTATAATGCTTAAATTTTTAGAAAGCATATTAAAAAATATAGAGAATAGAAGTTTTCAAATAAAAAATAGTATTGAGTTTATGAAATTTACTGGGGGGTATAGTTAATGCAGGCCGATATTCAAATTAAAAAGAAAAATGAAGTTTATCTAAAACTTTCTTGCGAACCTCATATCTTATACGAACTAGCTCCATATTTTGAATTTGAAGTCCCCTCAGCAAAGTTTATGAGGGGAAATCGCTACAAAAGTTGGGATGGAAAAATCCGGATGTTATCAACTCATACAGGAGAACTTTATGTTGGTTTATTAGATAAATTAGTGGAAAAAATTAAAGCTTTAGATTATTCATATGAATTTGAAGATAGTAAATTCTATGGATTACCATATGAAGAAAATGAAATGGTTTCTCTTGGTGGGGTAAAATCTTTTATGAGAAGAATTCTGGATACAAAATATGAACCAAGAGATTATCAAATTGATGCAGTCTATCAAGCATTAAAACATAATAGAAAACTTTTAGTGTCTCCAACATCTTCTGGTAAGACTATCATCTCCTATTCTATAACACGATATTATGTAGAAAAGGGATTTAGAGTATTAATTGTATGTCCTACGACATCACTCATAGAACAAGCATATAAAGATTTTATTGATTATGGATGGGACTGTGAGGAGTTGGTTCATAGAGTATATTCTGGTAGAGCAAAAGAAACTGATAAACCAATAATGATTTCTACATATCAAAGCATTTATGATTTAGAAAAATCATACTTTGAAGATTTTGATGTTGTTATAATTGATGAATGTCATCAATCCGTCAGCAAAAGTATCCAAGGCATTATGCATAAGATGTGCGACGCTAAATATCGCTTTGGATTAACTGGAACTACTCAGCCAGAGAAAGTTCATATATGGACTCTAGAAGGACTTTTTGGACCTGCATATAAAGTTATAAGAACTCAAGAGTTAATGGAAAAGGGTAACATAGCAAAGTTACAAATACAAATTTTAATATTAGAACATAATAAAAGAAAATTTGAAACTTATGAAGATGAAATTCAATACATTATAGGACACGAAAGGCGCAATACTTTCATAAAAAATTTAGCCTTAGATTTAAAGGGTAATACTCTTATCCTATTTTCTCGTGTAGATACTCACGGAAGAATTCTATATGATTTAATAAATAATTCAGCAAACAATAATAGACAAGTGTTCTTTGTTTATGGAGGAGTTGATACAGAACAAAGAGAAAAAGTAAGAGAAATTACTGAAAAAGAAAATAATGCAATTATTGTTGCATCATATGGAGTATTCAGTACTGGTATATCAATTAAAAATCTACACAATTTAATCTTTGCTAGTCCATCAAAGTCAAAAATAAGAAATTTACAGAGTATAGGAAGAATTTTAAGAAAATCTGACACTAAAAATAAAGCAGTTCTCTATGATATTGCTGATGATATTTCAAATGGTTCCAATAAAAATTACACCCTGAATCATTTGATTGAAAGAGTTAAAATATATGTTGAAGAAAATTTTAATTATCAAATACACAAAATAAATTTTAAGGAAAAGGAGAATGAATGAAGAATTTTACGCAGTTATTAAATTAGTTTCTGGAGAAGAAATATTTTCAAAAGTATGTGCTTTTGAAGAAAATCAAGATATTTTATTAGTTTTAGACCATCCAGTATTTGTTGAGACTACATATTCTCCAAAACTAAGAGTTCCAATAGCTAGAATTAATCCTTGGATTAACCTAACAGAAGAAACAACATTTATAATAAACAGAGATAAAGTAATGACTATGACCGAAGTTAAAGATACTACGTTAGTAAAAATGCATAAAAGATATATTAAAGAGCATAATAAATCTAGTAATCAAAGTAAAATAAGTCCAAATATGGGATATATAACATCCATACCTGAAGCAAGAGTATCACTAGAAAAACTATATCGTTCAAATTCAGCATCAAGAACTCAAGAATAAACTTTATCAAATCCCTTCGGGATTGTCCTTCGGACAGTCTATAGAATTATTTAAGTCTTAAACCTTATTAATTAATTAAGTACTAATTAACCTTCATCAACCAACAGATATATTGTCACCGATTTATTCAATTCTGTCAAGTATTGTTTTAGTATATTGTAATATTTCTTAATACTTGACTAGTATGCTATAGTATTTACATATTAATGGCTGAAATTAAATATGACTAAAAAGCAGAAGAACGTACATTATGTAAACAACAAAGATTTTTATCAAGCTTTAGTAGATTATAAAATAGCTTGTAATAAGGCTAAAGAAGAAGGATTAGATAGACCTGTCGTTCCTAGATATTTGGGAGATTGTTTTTTAAAGATTGCTACACATCTTTCATATAGACCTAATTTTTGTAACTATCAATTCAGAGATGATATGATTAGTGATGCAGTAGAAAATCAACTAACATATATTCACAACTTTGACCCAGATTATGTTAATCCAAAAACTGGTGGAAAGATGAACCCTTTTGCATATTTTACACAAATATGTTATTTTGCTTTCTTGAGAAGAATTGGTAGAGAAAAGAAACAAATGGAGATTAAAGAAAAGATATTAGAAAAGAGCTGTTTTGATGAAGTATTTACAGCAGATGAATATTATTCAAGCTCTGATTACAACTCAATTAAAGATAATATTCAATCAAAATATTACTAATGAAAATAGCTTGTATAACCGACACTCACATTTCATTTAAAAAATCTAACATAAATTTTCACAATTATTTTGAAAAATTTTATTTAAATATATTTTTCCCAGAGTTAGAAAAACGAAATATTAAAACAGTTATTCATTTGGGAGATGCTTTTGATAATCGTAAAGGAATTGATTATTGGGGTTTAGAATGGGCTCAAAGAGTTGTCTATGATCGTTTTAAAGAACTTGGAGTAACAGTTTATCAAATATGCGGCAATCACGATGCATCTATGCGTTCTACAAACAAGCATAATGCAATTGGAACACTTTTGCGAGACTATGATAATATAATTCCAATAATAGAACCAGAAGAGCATTATATTTGTGATAAAAATATTTTATTTTTACCTTGGATTTGTAAAGACAACGAACAAAAGTCATTCAAACTACTCCAGGAGACCACATCAAAGCTTGTATTCGGTCATTTAGAGCTTACTGGATTTACTTTATTTCCAGGTCAAATAAACACTCACGGAATGACTACAGAACGGTTTGGTAAGTTTGATAGAGTGTTTTCTGGACATTATCATACTAGAAGTAATGATGGTAAAATATTTTATCTGGGAAATCCTTATCAAATGTTCTGGAATGATGTTGATGATGAAAGAGGATTTCATATATTTGATACTAAAACTTATGATTTAGAATTCATAGAAAATCCATATAAAATTTATACTAAATTTTATTATGATGATAATCAGCTTGACGAAGTTAATGAAGAAGATCTAAAAGAAAAATATGTAAAACTTATAGTTAAAAATAAATCAAACCAAAATAATTACGATACTTTTATATCAAAGTTGACTAATTTAGATATTATTGATTTGAAAATAGTTGATACTAACACTATAGATGATACTAAT